TCGTGTAACCTTCGGTGGTACAAAGAAAAACTAAATTTTTTAGTAATTCCTATCCAACGAAATTTTATAAACCGTCCCTTCGGGGACACAAGGAGACATAACTATGGCAAATCAAACAGGTGGATTTGGTCTTAGATCGACTTACACTTTGGGCAGCACAGCAGCAGCTCAAGGACTTTCTGAGTACCCAATTCAAACCGCACCTGGCATAGGTATTTATCAAAACGACCCGGCTTCTAAACAAGGATCGGGTGGAGCTGATGGATACTTACAAGACGCCTCGGCGGGAACCATGGATGATGGTGTTGCAGGTGGTACAGACTGGATACGTAGCGCGTCTACAATACAAGCTATGCTTGGGGTTTTTAATGGTGCTTTCTATATAGATAACACTACAAAGAAACCAACATGGGCGAATTTTGTAGCAGCTAGTCAAGCCTTCGGTACAAACTACAATACGGGATCAACTGATGGTGTTGGATTCGTTAATGATAATCCTAATCAAGAGTACGTAGTAAAATGTGATGCGGCGTGTGCGCAATCAATAATGCTATCAACTCTTACATACAACGTTAATGATGGAGCATCTGGAACTTCTGGAACTGATGAGCTGTCTGGACAATCTCTAGTAAAACTAGATATTGGTTCATCAGCGGCAGCAGGAACAGGCCAACGCTCACTCATGGTTGTTAGGGTTAGTACGGATCCTTTAAATTCTGATAATTCGGCTACAAATTCTAATGTAATAGTTAGATTTGCACCGGGTTCAATCATGAGCTTAAGTTATTAATAAATAGGAGTATATAGAAAATGGCAATATCAAGAGCACAGCTAGTTAAAGAACTAGAGCCAGGTCTAAATGCACTATTTGGACTTGAGTATAAACAATACGTAAACGAAGCAGCTGAAATTTTTGAAACTGAAAATTCTGACAGAGCTTTTGAAGAAGAAGTAATGTTAGCAGGTTTCGCTAATGCAACTGTTAAACCTGAAGGTCAGGGCATATCATACGATAGCGCTCAAGAGACTTTCACAGCTCGTTATACAAACGAAACAATCGCACTTGCGTTCGCGATCACTGAAGAAGCGATCGAGGACAACTTGTACGATAGACTTGCAAGCAGATACACAAAAGCTTTAGCAAGATCTATGGCTAATACAAAACAAGTTAAAGGCGCGGCTGTTTTAAATAACGCGTTCAGTACATCCTACGTTGGTGGTGATGGTAAGGCGCTTTGCGCGACTGACCATCCTACTTTAGCAGGGACTTTTTCAAACGAATTAGCTACAGCAGCTGATTTGAATGAAACTTCATTAGAACAAGCATTGATAGATATCGCTGCTATGACTGATGAAAGAGGTCTTAAAATTGCAGCTAGAGGAATGAAAATGGTTATTCCTTCTGCGCTACAATTTACTGCTGAAAGACTGATGAAGTCTAAAGGTAGAACTGGAACAGCAGATAATGACATCAATGCGATCAATAACATGGGCGCAGTGCCGGAAGGTTATGTGGTTAATCACTACTTAACTGATACGTCTAAATGGTTCATTAAAACTGATGTTCCTAACGGATTGAAACATTTCACAAGAGCTCCATTGAAAACTTCAATGGAAGGTGATTTCGATACTGGTAATGTAAGGTACAAAGCTAGAGAGAGATACGTTTTCGGATTCTCTGACCCTAGAGGTGCTTTCGGATCAGACATATAATAAATAATTAATTAGGGGCGGAACACAATTCCGCCCCTTTTTTTATGCAAGGTGTAAAAATGAAGAAATTCCTCGTACAAATATGGGCTTTTAACTATCATGCTAAATTTGAAATTTTAGCGGAGGATACTGCTATTTCTATTGAAAAATCAGTCCTTGACAAGCTGGGAGAAAAGCGTGTAAAATGGGACTATCTCGGAGAGAAGACTTTAGATCCCCGAGTTAAGCGCATTACCTACGAGGAGGTTAATGATGACCCAAGACCTATACAATACGAAGAAGTACTTGGAACTAGAGTGGCAACAAGAGCACCTGAAAGAAGGGAAGCATAATATCCGTATGATTGAAATTAATAAACAGATCCAGGATGTTATCAAATAGATTAGAGCCAAAGAGTTTGAAGCAGATACTATTCAAACTAAAATACACGACACTAAGACCGAAGTTTCGATAGCCACTTAAGCGCTGTCAAAAATCATACATTTCTGTAGGGATACCTTGCGCTTTTTTTAAAAAAGAGCTATAGATTAATTACTATACAATTAAATTAGAATGCTGACGAGTATAGTCGACGGCCTAGAGACAGCATTCGCAAACTAGGAGGATTACAATATGGCAAATAGTACATTTAACGGTCCGGTACGATCCGAGAACAACTTTCAGATTGTTAGCAAAGCTACATCTACAGGTCTTGTTTCTGATCGAACGGTCCATAGCGGGTTGAAAGACTCTCGAAGATATTATCTTGAAGAGTATTTTTATAAACTTCCTGCTCTTAACGCTTACCTACAAGGCTCAGAAACAAAAGACTGGGGCAGCATAGATGACGGCAATGAAGCAGCAGAAGACGTAACAGTTACAGGCGCAGCACTAGGAGACTATGCGGTAGCAACAATGAGTATTGATGTTACAGACTTAACTATAACGGCATCAGTAACAGCATCAAACGTAGCTACAGTTGTTTTAGGAAACTTCACAGGTAGTGCGGTAGACCTTGGATCTGGAACATTAACAGTTAAAGTTTTTAAAGCTGGTTCAACAGCAACAGGCAAAAACAATAACTTTGAAGTACTAGGTACTAACATGACTACAGCATTAGCTACTAGAAATGCTACTGTTGCAGCGGTTACGCTAACAACAGCAGGTGCTGACGAAGACCAAGCAATTTTAGCTCCACACTTAGACAGTGGACAAACTGCTTGGACAGGTGTCAAATGGGGTACTGAAAACCAAGTTACATGGGAAGCTTTAGTAAGAACAAGTTCTGCTATTGACAACCAGAAAATTTGGGCTGGATTGAAATTAACGAATGACCAAGTGGTTGCAACAGATGCAAACCAAGCATTCTTTAAATTTCAAACAGATGCTACTAATAGTGAAGCATTTACAGACTTTGAAAAACTACACTTTGTTCATAGTATTGCTAATACTGATTATATTAGTAGATTACCTATCACAGTAGCGGCAAGTACAAACTATCACTTGAAAATATCATTTGATAGTGACAGAAAACTGTCAATATTTGTAAATGGTGTTCAATACAACATTACAGCTACATCTGGAAGTACAGGTGGTACATTGGTTACTCAAGGTAATACTAAATCAGCAGCTATAACTAACGATGTGGATTTAATTCCATATGTTGGAATAGAAGCTGGTGACGGCGCTGCTGCTGCAATTGACGTTTCTTACGCTGCAGTGAGTAGACTGTTATTTGAATAATAGTTATTAACAAACTTTAAGATGGGGCTTCGGTCCCATCTTAACAAAATTAGGAGAAAATTTATGTCAACAGATATAAAATCATCTGCAGTAATTACAACTACAGCGCTCGATGCTGATGGTTTATCGACTGCAGCATCAGTTGGAAATAATGCAGCACTTACTTTAGGTGGGGCATTAACTTCTGGAGGAGCTTATACAGCAGATACTGGCACAGCTAGACAAATTACACTTTTAAGTGCAAGTGACGATTCAGGAATTACATTTACAGTAGTAGGAACGGATGTTAATGGAGACGCTTTATCGGAAACCGTTACTGGAGTAGACTCTAGTACGGCAACAAGTACAGGGTATTTTGCAACAATATCGTCAATAACAGCAGTCGGAAATCCAGCAGGTAATATGTCTGCAGGAGTTAATTCTGAAGTAGCAGGCGTTGTTTTTGCAGGTCGCACACGAGTTAAAAATTTAAATTGGACTGGTGGCGGTGCTATTGGATCAATTTACATAAGAAATAGTGGAACAGCAGGAACAAGTTTAATAACAGTTCGTTCTAATGCTACTTTAGGGGTTAATGATAATCTTACTTTAGCAGATGATGGTGTTCTTTTTGCTTCTGGAGCTTATATTACTTATACAGAAACTCAGTGTAATAGTGTAACGGCATTTTACGGATAGTAGGTAGCCCATGGCGAATACTACTTCTGGAACAGTCACTTTTGACAAGACTTTTGCTGTCGATGAGATTATTAATGAAGCTTATGAGAGAATTGGTTCTCAAGTATCTTCAGGTTATCAATTAAAAACAGCAAGACGATCTTTAAATATTCTTTTTCAAGAATGGGGTAATAGAGGTTTGCACTACTGGGAAGTAGCAGAAACTAATATTGATCTTATTGAAGGACAAGCGGAATATACTTTTTATAGAGCATCAGGTGATGGTACAAGTTCTTCAACAAATGCTTCATCAAGTGTTTATGGAGTAGCAGATATTCTTGAAGCAACACTTAGATCCGATAGAACAGCAACGGATCAATCTGATTCTGCTCTTACAAAAATAGCTAGATCTGCTTATTCAGCATTATCAAGTAAACTTTCTAAAGGAACCCCAGCACAATATATCGTTCAAAGATTCGTGGACAAAACAACTATAACCCTTTATCCAACACCCGATTCAACAAATGCATCAAAAGACGTTCACATGTTTTTTGTAAAAAGAATTCAAGATGCAGATGCAACTTATACAGATGCAACAGATGTTCCATACAGATTTGTACCTTGTATGTGTTCAGGTCTAGCTTTTTATTTAGCACAAAAATTTAACCCACAATTAGTACAACAAATGAAATTGTTGTATGAAGACGAGTTAACACGGGCATTAGCAGAAGATGGTTCTTCAGCTAGTACTTATATAACTCCGAAGAATTACTATCCGAATATATAATGGCATACGCAAGAGGAAAATACGCACAGGCAATATCAGACCGATCAGGAATGGCTTTTCCATATAATGAAATGGTTAGAGAATGGAATGGAATGTTTGTTCATAAATCTGAATTTGAAAATAAACAACCTCAATTAAATCCGCGACCCGTGGGCGCTGATCCCCAGGCCTTACAGCAGGCACGAACTCCAAGAACCGAGTTTTATACTCCAACGATTTTACCGAACAATCCTTTTACCACAACGGCTGCTTCAACAACCGTGACGGTGAATCAACCGGATCATGGACGTTCGACAGGAGACGCGGTGAGTTTTACCAATGTCCAGGGAGCTACAGGAGGCGTTACAGCAGCAATTTTTTTAATGGAAACTACATTGGTTTATCCTATCACTTCAACACAGACGACTTTAACCTTAACGGATTCAACAGCTTTTCCAACAACAGGTTATATTGTTATTCAACCCGGATCGAATTCAAATGAAACAATTCAATACACCGGCAATAATACAGGCACAGGAGTTTTGTCGGGTTTAACTCGAGGCACATCCGCTCCGACCTATAATCTGGCGCCTTTAACAACAACAGCTTCTGCTCATTCAGCGAATGATAAGGTGAGAGGAACTTACAGCATTACTAAGGTTGACGACAATTCTTATACGTTTATATTAAATGCTGCAGCTTCGGCTGCAGGAACAGGAGGAGGTTTTCCGGCCTTTGCAGGTCCGGTTAACACTAGAGCATAATGGCAGGATATACACTTGAAGCATTAGAAGGTGACATTAGAAGTTATACTGAAGTAGGAAGCGGTGTTCTTACTGGTGCTATTCTAGGCAGATTTATTGAAAATGCAGAATATAGAATGCTGCGTGATGTTCCTATCGATGCGTATCGAAAACAACAATCCGGAAGTTTAGTCACAGGTCAACAAACGATTAACTGTCCGGCAGGATGTTTGTTTACTCGGGGTATTCAAGTTTATACCGCAACCGATGGACCATTACCGGTCCCAATAATTGGTTGATTAAACGAGATCAAACCTTTTTAAATGAGTATGTAGAGGCTTCTACGGCGACCAGTCCTCCACGAGGAATGCCTAAATATTATGCTCAATTTGGAGGAGCCACGGCTGTGAGTGATACGACGTCAGGACGCTATATGTTTGCTCCTGTGCCAGATGCAGCCTATACCTTTCAAACCCATTTTAATGCTAAACCCACGAGTTTAGTTACAGATACGAGTGGAACTTGGCTGAGTCTGAATTTTCCAAATGGCTTTTTATATGCCTCTTTAGTTGAAGCGTTTAGTTTTCTTAAAGGCCCAATGGATATGTTGACACTATATGAAAATAAGTATAAACAAGAGTTAACTAATTTTGCAGCAATGCAAATTGGAAGACGAAGACGAGACGATTACACGGATGGAACAATAAGAATACCGATCGAGTCACCGCCTCAATAATTAGGAGAAAATTTTATGGCAATAACATCAGCAATTTGTAATAGTTTCAAAGTAGAAATTTTAACAGCAATACATGATTTTACAGCTTCATCTGGAGATACTTTTAATCTAGCTTTATATACAAGTTCAGCAACTATCAATAAATCTACAACAGCATATAGTGCTACTAACGAAATTTCTAATACATCTGGAAGTGCTTATTCTGCAAAAGGAAAAGCTCTTACAAGTGTAACACCAGTTTTATCAAGTGATACAGCTGTTTGTGATTTTGCTAATATCTCTTGGACATCTGCTACTTTCACAGCTAACGGATGTTTAATTTTTAATGATTCAGCAACTGGTGATCCAGCATGTTGTACAATCGCATTCGGTGGAGACAAAACTGTAACAAGTGGAACTTTCACAATTGAATTTCCAGCAGCTTCTGCAGGAACAGCTATTATCGGTATAGCATAAGGAGGAAATCCTTATGGCATCAATTTGGGGTGGTGATGATCCTTCAGTAGCCTGGGGACACAACTCTTGGCAATCTAATATCGTTACACAATCTCTAACAGGACAATCTTTAACAACAGCACTCGG